GACATACCTTGACCATTATTGAGTCTGTTCATCTGTTGTTTAGATACAACAAGATTGATCAGCTGTCGACAGAAGGGCCTTGTGATTCCATCTTTTGGGCCTGTGTATAAATAATAATCTAAGCCGGCTTCCTCTGCAATCGAAGCAGTAACAGAGCGACCATAAGCGCTGATCTGTGTTTTAACCTCTGTGAGTTGTCGACCAATAGAACTTTCCAACTTTAATTGGAGATTGCTTGCAATGACCGAAGCTGGAACTTCAAGCATGACATCGCGCAAGCTTTCTGTGATGCTTTTCTTCACAGGAGGAAGGATAACATCTTCAAATACTGTCTTGGCAGTTATGGATTGAATAGCGTCTAAATTAGAAGCTATTGCTGAGAAGTTCATCTCTTCTTTAATTGCCAAGATTGCTTTTTGAACAGCCTGTCTTATTAAGTCAGTTTGTTCAATGAACTCATCAACAGCAAGCCCAAGCCCACTTTGAAGGATAAACTCCAACAACTGTTGGTCACTATATCCAAGTATGCTTTGAACTTTAGCTGTGTTGATTGCTGCTTCTATTGTTTTAGTTAAATCAATAGCAGAGTTTTGAAGGGCCTTAGCAAAGGCTTGTTCAGCTTTTACTTCAGCCTTCAATTGATCGCGTCTTGCTCTTATCAATGTAGCCATTTGTCCTGACTCGGCTTGCGCTTGCCTAGTCAAGTCTTCAATCGCTTCTTTGTCAGCATCTTTTTCAGCTAACAAGTTTGTAATTGGATGGCCACAAGAACAGATCATAAATCACCGGTTATCTTATAGACAATCAGTGAGAACAAAACCGAGAGTAGAATCAACAGCATGGAAAGTGTTGACCTCTTCACCCCAAACATAACGGCGAGTCTTATCAAGGCTGTCATACTGACCGCTAACCATATCATTGAATGATAAGTTAAGAGCTGCCACAGGCATACCCTTCACATTACCGCTCTTTTGAACGATAGCATCAGAACCGCGAAGAATACCCATGAATAATCTGTCACCGGTCCAAATGTAAGACTCTGAACTAGTAGCACCAGGAACAGCAGTGTCTTGACGAGCTTGGCCAACAAAGATGTTAGGAATACCAAGAACATCACGAAGAACAGCAAGAACAGCTTCATCGTTTAGGATGCGCTCACCGCTTGCGATACCATTGGCGCTTGTTCCAACATAACCGCGAACTTCAGGATTACGCGCTAGCTCGCGGAATAATTGACGACCAAAGATCAAGGTGTCTGGATTGATACCATGTGCGTTCTCAAAAACAATGTCTTTTAGCTCGTGGAGATAGCTTAAAGCTTCAGCCCCAACAGCGTTGAACTTTCCGCCGAATTGAGCAGTTGAGTCATTGTCTTCAAAGTTTGCAGTGTTGAAAAGAAGATCAGCTGCGCGCTTCTCGCGAGCGAGCTTCATTACGCGAGCAACTTTCTTTGCAATGCGAGCTTCTTCACTGCCTGGATATTGGCTGTCAAAGATGTCTTCCATTGCGATTGAATCGCTTGCGCTGTAGATCTTAGCTTTGAAAGTTTGGCTTGAACGATCGAAACCACCGATTGAAGCACGACTTGAACCGGGAGCACGCTCAAGGTCAAGGCCTGCACCTGCACCCATGAAATTACGAGTGTTCTCAACTAGTAGAGTTCCTGAACGCTCTGGAACTTTGATAGTCTCAAGAACTTTGTCAGCAATCAGTTGATTATCACTAGGAACAACTTCTTGGACAAGGCTTGTTAAGATCTGATCAACAGGATGTAGATTTGAATATGATGAAGCCATGATTTAACTCCTTAAGGAAGTAGATTGTTAGGGCCGGTGAACTTGATCAAGATCTGATCATTAGCGCTTGAAGAAGCTTGGTTCACATTTGGAAGGATTTGGCCGATTGCGTAATTTCCTGAAGTAGCGTGAGCTAAAACAGTTCCATTGGCGGCAGCCATAACAAGTGAAACAGTGTTTGCAATTCCACCAGTTCCAGCGATCACTCGTGATTCACCTTGAACAAGAACCTCAACAACCTCACCGCTTGCGCAAGCGCGCTGTGCAATGCCGATGCAACGAGCGTCAGTTGCTGCGTCAGTGATTGCAATCTTGCCATCGGTGGTTGAAGAAACGAGTGCGAACTCAGTGATGGCTTCTGAAGCCACGAAAGTCTTAATGATGTTATTCATGATTAAGCTCCAAATACTTTGTTGTAATAATCGGGATTTGATTTAGCGAATAGGTCAAGAGCTTCTGAATAGCTTACAGACTTTTCAGTTGCTAATTTGCGGACTTCTTGGTCAAGAGTAGCTTTGTTGATTTCTTGGCCACTTGCACCATGACCAACTTCAACCAAAGGAAGAGCACTGTTAGAAGGTCGCTCGCTGAACATTGTCCAAAACTCAGATTGGATTTCACGAAGCTCGAAAGCTTTGCCAGCGACAACAGCTTCACTTGGAGTGATCTTGCCTTCATTCAAAAGAGTGTTGATTGCTTCGCGCTTCTCAACTTCTTTCTTCTCTGCTTCAATAGCTTCAAGACGCTGTGCAAGTTTAGCGTTGTTCTCACGAAGCGCTTGAACTTCACTTAATAAAGTAGACTCAGTAAGCTTTTCAGACATCTTATAAGACTTCTTTTCTTCGTCTTCTTTCATCTTCTCAGCTTTATCTTCTTCGTCTTCTTTCATCTTTTCGGCTTTGTCTTCTTCTTCTTTCATAGTCTCTTCTTTTTGATCGACCATTGCAGATTCAGAATCTTCCATCATGTCTTTCATCTTTTGTTCAAGTTCTTTGACCAAAGCATCTTTTGCAACGAGCATTTGGCGCAGTTCTTCAACAGATAAGCTTTCAATGTTTTCCATTGAGTTTATCCTTTCGGTTAAAAGTACCCGGCCAATCTTATCGTTTGATTGAGCAGGTCTGGGAGTGAGAGTGATTGCTAGTAGTTGAGCGTCTCCAATCTTGGATCCGCCATCTCTGGAGAATACTTCTCCATTCAAGAACTCAGGACTTGACCAAAGAACACCGCCGGCAGACTTGACAACATCAAGACCGCGCTCGTTATATGCTGGTGTTGCATAGAGTCCATCTTCTCTAAGTTCCAATTCAACGATCAAGCCAAGCGCGTTTCCGCTTTCAGGTGGTGCAGGAGAGCCACCTTGAAAAGGACTTGTCGCGTGTTGCCAATCTATAATGACAGGATCCGCAAGCTTGCGATCATTGAAGACTCTGATCATTTCATTGAGAAGCTCATGATCTATTTCTTGACCAATGTTCTCACCATTCATTCGTGATGATACTTGACCAAGCGCCAAAGTCTTGAATGGCTTCCCAATGGTGAGTCCATCCGGGATGTCATAGCTTGGCTCACTTAGGTGAGTAAGTTGAATTGCTTCGCCATAAGCTCTAAGGCTTGTTGACTTTTCGTCTGCACGTTTCATTTGATTAACAACCTTCCTTGACCAAGCAAAGCCGGCATCACCGCCCCAACCTTGCCAAGCTTGCCAGCCCTTGCCTTGATCGTTCCACGTGGAACCTTGTTTATCTACTTCGTGTCGAGTGAAGTAGTTGAGCATACGTTTAACAGTATCGGGAGATAGTTGCTTCCCATTGCCTAAGTCTCTAGCTCTAGCAATGCCAACATCAGTCATACCACGTTGACTTGGTGGCTTGGTCGCTCTGACTTCAAGCGCTCGCTTGGCAGCTTCTTGCGCTCCCTTTGGTGGAGTAAAGTCAATGTGACTGTACTTATCAGGAATAGCTAAAGTTTCAGCTTTAGCTTCCTTCTCGGTGCGCTGTGGATGACCTTTGGGAAGCAAGTCAAGATCTGTGTTGTATGCTTTCTTCCGCTCGCCTGTACCGACCAACTTAAGGAAAGTCTTAACGCGAGCAAGCGCCCATTGGGTTCTAGTCATGCCTGGTCTATGGCTAACAGAAAAAGCACCGGCTCCACGTCTAAACACTGCCTTCAACATTCCCATGTCTACTTTCTTAGACTTAGCTTTGTATTGGTCATTGTGTTTGTCGATCATGTTTTCAAGAGCTTTGACAGCTTGCTCGCTGATCTCGATTCCACCACGCGAACCGCTTGCGCTTCCTTCTGGATTCTTAGCGCTTCCGGTCACTTGATCTTTTTTAGGTGCAGGAGTTTGAGCCTGTGTTCTCTTTTTGATCTTAGCCATTAGCTTTTCTCCGCCTGATGAGTTGTTCAGCAAGAGCAGAGACACCACCGCCACCGCCAAGACTAGCTGTTCTTTCAAGCGCTGATCTTTGAGCATCTTCAGGAAGATCACCTGCGCCAAGACGTTCTCTTATTGCTCGCTCTAACTCATCATCGGGAGTGAGTAGACCGGCTTGGACAAGACCGGGAAGCATACCCAAAGACTCCGCTAAGTCATCAGTATCAAGACCGGTGTGAGTTAGCTTTGGAAGCTTGGAAGGATCGACCAAGCCAAAGTTCCAACGAATCAACCGGCCAATAGTTCCTCCACCTCTACGATCAACACCGCTGACTTGACCAGCTACCAAGTCACAAAGATTGATTGCTGCTCTTCTGAAGACAGACAAGTGAATCTCACCAACTGATCTTGCTCCTGTTTCAGTGTTGCCAAGATCAGCAAACTGAGTGAGGAAAGCAGCAGACATTTGAGAGTCACACTTGGTGATAATCTCCAAAGGTCCGGAGGCATAGAGATTTGGTTGGGCTGCGTAAGTGTCAAAACTGACAGCATCATTCTCTACAAGATACGATTGTTCAGCGCTTATGAATAATTGTGCTTGAGCTTCGGCATCGTTGATCATTGCGTCAATGTCACCATCAGTTAAGCCAAGAGCTTCCGCTTGTGATCGGTCAACCTTTACTTTTGGAGTAGGCACAGCCCAACGATCAAGACCAACACACATAAGATTTGAAACTCGTTGCTTGGTCCGCCACCACCACCAAACCGGACGCAACATTCCCACACCTTCAAAGTTGGATCCGGTCTTATTGAGAGTGAGTAATAAAAGCTTATTGGCTGGAATAGGTTCCGGAACGTAAGTGAGGCCCACCACGTTTTGAAGAACACCATCAAGATTTTGATTGTCTCTACTGAGCCAACGTTGATGCGCGCTAGGTTCACGATCTGCATAATGGTCAAGCCATACTCTAACATTGCCATTACTGTCAGGACCTACTCTGTAGATTTCTTCAGCATAACGATAGCCAACAGGCACAAACTCAAAAAGATAAGCAAGTTGATCTTCCCAACTCAAAGTCATTTGTCCGGAATAACCATCAAAACCAAAAGCTTCATTGGCGAATCTTGCCAACTCATCAGCCATTGGATCGTTTTCAATGCCAGGTTCAAAGCGCCATGAAGCAGAGAGCAAAGTCTGTCGAAGCATATGCCAAGAGCGTCTCACGATCGGATCCGTTCTTAACATTTCCTCAGCTTCTTGAACCCAATTAAGACCGGTCAGCTGTGGATTCTGCTCTTTGCCTGTAATCACTCCACCGCCAAGTTGAGTCCCTGTGATTCCTCTTGTGGTGAATCTAGGTGTCAGCGCTCTCATATGCTTCGGTGAGCGTTCTTTTGTTTCATTGTAGCTCATTAGCGCCCCTTGATTGGATTGGTGCTTACAGACACTATAAACACTGAACACATATTTATCAATAAAAGCTTGTTCAGTATAAAATCAAGTGTTATGTTCATCCAACTTCATTCTCTAGGTTTTTTAAAAGTCGGCGCTTTTTTGGACTAGGGAGTGAAGTAGCTTATTCTTTTTTTATTCTTTTCAAGAATCTTGAACACCTTGAGAGTAAGCTTATCTATTCTCCTAAAAAGAAAAAGGCCACTGACTTTTGATCAATGGCCTTTTCCTTACCCTTGTTTTTCTGTCGTGTTCAACCGACAGGCTTTTCTTATAAGTTGAGTAGCTTTAAAAGACAATCACTTTTTAGGAATCCATTCCTCAATGGTCGGATCCAACATGACTTGATCTGTGGACTTAGTCTTGATTGCTTTCTGACCGCTAAAGATGGAGAGCTTGTCGATGACCGCTGTTTGGAGTTCAAAGATCTGCTCTCTCAATAATTGCATTTGAATCTGTGCATCCCGAAGACGAGCAATCAAAGCTTCTCTGTCAGAGTTGGCGCTTGCTAGTTTGTCCTTTAGCTCTTCCACTTCTGATGGATCACGACCAGAAGCAATGGCGACCATTGAAGAGATTGAGCCTGTAATCACACCAAGTATCCCCACCAAGACATCCCTGTTTTCATCGACAATCTTGACATAAGTTAGGAACAAGATCAGGCCAACGATAAGCAGCAAGAACATGACAGAGAACCACCATCCACGCCTTGCCTTGACATCCTTTGAAAACTCTTTGGCTTCTTGTCTGTCTTCTATTGCGTTCATAATACCCCCAAGAAAAACATAGTTATAAACTCAACTATATAATCAATCCAAAAGAACAAGTCATCAACTCCATTCATTCTTCTAGCGTGTGGATCAATCAAGACAGGAACTGAAACGCTGATCACATAGAAGGTCATTATCATGCAATATCTGACAGCAAACCAAACTAGCCATTCTTTCAATTTCCTATCCCTTGCTTTACTCTTGATCTTTTTTGGGCCTGCTATCCGCTTCACCTTCTCGCTTCCAGGTGGTGGCTGTAAAGATTCAATAGTTGATCCGACCGCATAAACAATTTGACTTTCTCGGACTCCCTTGAATCTATATTCACCTACACAAGCATACCTTGTATTCTTAGGAGTGTAGCTATTGGTTCGGCCCTTGATCGCTTTCATTGCTTCGGTCGTGAGTAGGACTTGACCAGCTTGGCAAAGGCTCATTGTTCTTGCTGCGATATTCTTGGCTATGCCTTCAAGCTCAACTGACTTAGCTCCTGTCATGGTGAAGATCTCATCTTGCTTGACTTCAACCACCACTCCCCAATGAATACCAATCCGACAGCCTAGTTTGATCTGTGGTGGAATCGTTTCTTGGTAGATCAAAGCAAAGTTAACAGCGTCTATTGGTCGCTCAAAGCTCAAAAGAAAACCATCTGACCGGTCAATCTCTCGACCATTAAACTTGTAGATCAGGGAGCGAGTAAGTCGATCATGCTTTTGAAGCCACATAGCCGCTTTCATAGCTCCGGCTGATTGAACAAACCTAGTCGAGCCAATAAGGTCAAGAAGGACTATGGCCAACTTTGTTTCAATCAGTTCCATGATTCTTCTCAATATGTGATTAGTTTGAACTTTTGCTTCTTATGTACTCTAAACAGCTTCTCTTCTTTGTGGTTAGTTTTATTTCGTTCTAAAGATACGAATACTTTTTTAGACCACACACATTCAAAGTCTTCTGGAGCTTCATACTCACTAACAAAAACTAAATGACCTTCGTCTACTTTCTGACGACACCAATCATAAAACTCATCATGATCAAACTCAAAGCCATAGCCTGTTGTATTTATATAAGGCGGATCACAATAAATTAAAGAGTTCGGAGGAATCGTTAGTTTTTTATAATCACCAGAATATAGAGAAACACCTTTCATTTTGTGTTTGTTTTTCATGATGTTTTTTTTCCCACATTCTGGATAAGTTAAAGGAGATGAGCCGTTGAATCCTCTTGCATAACTGTCCCATCTTTTTCCGCCAAACGAACAGGCAAAGCTCACAAAGCCTTTTAAATGATCAGGATATAAATCTTGATTATGTTTCATGTGATTATATTCATCTTCTGTAACTTTATCTGGTGGTTCATATCCATTTTGAACAGCTTTAAATAATGAAATTAATTCATGGTTGATGTCATTTCCAATTCTTGGGCCTTTAACATTAAATAAAACTTTACCTGAACCCATAAAAGGCTCAACCCAAGTCATATTGTCCTCACGAACTGCAGACATGTAGTTGATCAGAAATCGTGATACTCGGCCTTTTCCACCTAAGTATTGAAACATTAAAAGCTCCTTGTCTTAGATCCCCCTACCTTTACATTCCTAGTTCTAACACCAGCAGATCTTCTTGGCTTGTACTTTTGATCTAAAGCGCTCTCATGCCAATTAAACATTATGCAATCATAGCGCAATGCATCCAATGGATCTTCCCTTCCATCTTTCTTTGGTTGCTCTTTGTTATCCCAAGCATAAGAGAGGATGGCCTTGCGAATACTGTTTCCGGTCGCTCGTTCGCCTTTGTCCCATACTTCTTTGGTGATGAGATAGCGCTTTGAATTGAAAGCACGTTTGAGTCTTTGGACTCCATTCAAGATGTCAAC